CGTCAGCGTTGTGCCTGAGACAGAGTAGTTAGACTTGCTCTGATAGACACCATCAATATAGACGTTGGTGTTGTTCTCTGGGGACTGTGCAGACAGCGTAAAAGCAACTGTGCTTCCGTTACCTGTGAACTGACTAATCTTAAACTCAGTGCTTGCCTCTACTGGCGCAATTGTTGCCGCTGTAATTTCAATCGCAGAACTGTTAGGAGGAGCAGCAGAGAACGTCAGCACATTACCGACAATCGCATAGCTGGTTTTGTTTTGGTACACACCGTCAACATAAACTAGCGTATTGTCCTCAACAGGACTTGAGGAAAGCGTATAAGCGACAGTTGAACCATTGCCTGTAAAGCTGTTAAGTTTGAGGTCGGCAGCACCACCACCAATTTCTCCCCACGCTGTTGAGTAGCCTTCAAACTTTCCTTCAGTGGTGTTGTATCGGAACATACCTGCTGCTGGAGAGCCTTCACGCTGACCTGTGGTGCCTGCGGCAACTTTCACAGAACCAGTGTTATTCAAAACTAGCGCACCTGTCATTGTGCCGCCAGATTTCGGCAAAGCATTGGCAGCCAGAGTGCCTTGTGCGGCCGTGGCGTAATCTGAAGAATCAAGATTGTTGAGTTTTGTGTGGTCAGCGTTGGTAAAGTTATTTTGAGAAAGCTCACCGTCTTGAATACTGTATGTGGTGTTTGTATTGGAGTCTGTACTAGTAATCGTAAAGTTAGGATAAGTACCAGAGACAGTTGTTGCTCCAACACCTGTGAGGCCAACAGTCTGGTCAGCTTGAGAAGCCGTGGCAAATGCTGACGATGCTGCGGTGGCTGCGGAGCCAAGTCCTAAATTACTCCTGGCATTGGCAGCACTCGCAACATCACTTAGGTTGTTGTTGGCCACCAGCGTTCCAGAAAGAGAAGCATAGGCTGCTACAAAAGAACTTCCTTCATACACCTTCATCACATCTGACGTAGTGTTGAAGTAGAGCATTCCAGCAGCCAGAGCATCACCATCGTTGTCTGTTGTCGGGTCACTAGCCTTCTGCCCCAAGTACCTATCGTCAAAAGAATCAAAGGCTGCAAGTGCAGCATCTTTAGCGGCGACTGCAGCAGTCTCAGCAGTTGCTGCATTAGTTGCACTAGTTGATGCTTCACTAGCTTTAGTAGTAGCCGTGGTAGAACTAGCAGCAGCGTTAGTAGCTGAAGTACCTGCAGCAGTAGCTTGGTTAGTAGCAGTAGTTGCAGAAGCAGCAGCGTTAGTCTCTGCGGTCTCTGCGTTAGTCTCAGCAGTCTCTGCGTTAGTTTCTGCAGTTGCAGCAGCAGTGGCAGACGTAGCTGCATTACTGGCTGAAGTGACAGCTTCACTAGCTTTAGTAGTAGCTGTAGATGCACTAGTAGCAGCGTTAGTAGCTGAAGTACCTGAAGCAGTCTCTGAGTTAGAGGCATTAGTAGCTGACGTACTTGCAGCAGTCTCTGAGTTAGAGGCATTAGTAGCTGATGTAGCAGCTTCGCTTGCTTTAGTAGTAGCTGTAGATGCACTAGTAGCAGCATTGGTTGTAGAGGTGCCAATTAGAGCCAGTGCAGTTTCAGCACCTGTCTTTGCGACAACTGCCGCATCCTTCGCGGTGACTGCCTGATTTTTTGCTACGACAGAAGCGTCTTTTGCGGCAACACTTGCTGCTCTTGCAGTTTCACTGTCGGCAGCTTTTGAAGTCGCAGTCGCTGCGCTCGTAGCTGAGTTTGTCGATGATGTTGAAGCCTCTGCTGCTTTAGTTGTCGCTGTTGCGGCACTGGCTGAACTCCCTGTTTTTGAAGTTTCGGAGGCAGAGGCAGAGGTAGCTGCTGCGTTCTTTGAAGCCAAAGCGGCTGCTTGTGCCGTCTCTGCGTTTGTCTCAGCAGTTTCGGCAGCAGCCTTTGCGGCAACAGCAGCAACTCTCGAAGCTTCAGCCTCAACGGCGCTTGCCAAATTAGCAGAAACTGCACCAGTAGCTGTGGTGGCTGCTGAACTTGCAACAGCCTGGGATGCTGCTGCTGCTGCAGCTGAGGCTGCTGCGTTTGTTACGGAACCTTCAATAGCATCTGTTTCTGTGCTACTGGGGCCCGTGGAACTAAAGAAGCTTGAGTTAGCCATTATTTCTCCACCTAATAGATTGTCGTTGGACGGATTGCCTGGAGAGTGCCTGATAGCTCAGCATCATCTGCCTGGCCTTGTATCTCAGACATAAACTGTGCGTACTTACCGTCGAACAACTGAGCTCGTTCATCCAGAAAATAGTCGGCTGCATATGTAAGTGCTGAATAAATGACAACGTCAGAACCAACGGCGACCAGGTTATTAGTGTCGCTGTCAGACACGAGTACAGGGAACTGGGCGTAGTAATTTACTGTCAGTGTCCCAGCTGCAGGTACTGGGTATAAGTTTATTTTGCCGCCTTCACGAGTAAAGAAATGGGGCATGCCTGTAACACCTTGTTTCTGCATGTCGAGCATTTCGCTCGCAGGTAGTTTGACCAGGGCGTGGCTGTCACTGTGAAAATCTATTCCTTCCAAATAGTCATTGGGTAGAAAGACATGCGCGGTGGCAGCAGTAAAAGTATAGGTGTGGGACTTCTCCATAGACGGCAAGCGTAGTGTTCGCTGCACTCGAGAAATACCCTGGTTGATAAAAGTATCTGCAAGGGCATCAGTGATGTCGCTGCGATTTAACACGGCCTTAAAGTGTGTTCTGATTTCACCCTTGTTCATATTTTTATTTCCTCTTTGCAGTTTTAGCTGCTTTTTTGAAAGCATTTGCAGATGGGGAACCTTTGGTACCTGGTGTACGCATCTTCTCACCACTGCCTGCCTTAATACGTGCCCTTTTCTTTTTGATATTGTTGTACAGTCCTGACTTAGCCATTCGCTACACCTTCTTCTGCGTAGTTAAAAACGCATCCAGACTCTCTTGTTTCAACCTAGCGACAATGGCATAGGCAGGCTCTTTCATCATATCGAATCCTTCACGTAGCCACTTCTCATGAACTAGTACAGGTACTCGTGCAACACTCATGTAATCTCCGGCATTTGTACCAAGTGAGTCTTCGCGCTGTGAGCGAATGTTGTCCAGGAAGCTTTGTGGAATATGCTGCGTTTGTTGGATATTAAAGTTTTGCTCATCGTTATCGTCGAGAACTCTCGATTGGACGCTGTGCAAAGTATCTGTGTCAGACATTAGTTTTCTCCTTAAGATAAAAATGCAGGTGGGACCCAGGTCGGGCAGTAAGGAGAGCGGAACCTGCTTTACCAGGTCCCACCTGCAAAACTACTTACTAACTACTGAATCAAGAAAGACCAGTAATCATTCCGCTGTCGCCAAAGTTAGTATGTTTTACACTGACTTCTCCGACACAGAAATGCGTATCAGCATCGCCTGTGCGGCTAAGAAGTGTGCGAGTAAACGGACGCAGGACACACTGCTTAAACATCGAGGGGTCGATGAGGAAAGCGTGGGTGGCCAGCTGGTTACGGTTTATCAAAGTGCGGATTTCTCCGAATGGAGTTACCAATACTTCAATCGCGTTGACCAGGGTCTTACTAGAACCAAAGTCACGCTCACGGCTAGACGCTGTAGCAAAGTTAGCTACGATAGTTGCATCAGCAGGCTTAATCATTAGAACAGTAGGGTCGCTGCCGTTCTCATAACAATCCTGGTGCAACTCAAGCAGCTTAGCTTCAGTCAGTGCGTCTGTCGCGTTGGAACCTGCGTCAACAGTTGTTGAAATCTGCTGTGATACAGAAGCCATCTTACGAGCTCCTGAAGCAGAACCAACTACTGCCGCCTGGTCAACACCAATCATCGCTCTTTCAACATCGAGCTTGATGGCCTTCAAAGTTTTGGCCAGTGCGTAGGCTGTCTCCTTCGCACGACCGTGAGTCTTCACAGCGTCAACTGTTGCAGCTACCTTGAAAGCTTCACCGATTATCTGAGTGGTGTTGCTACGGGTAGTTGGCTGTGCGATGGCGGTAGTTGCAGCGTCAGCTCCTTCTACCAGGGCATTAACGCCCGCTGAACGAATCGAGTCTTCAAGCCATTCAAAGGTACGAGCAGATACTTTCTCGCTCTTTACAAGAGTCTGAAAGGGACAAGAAGTTGGAGATATATTTGCGATTGTCTGAGATACGTCCTCAGCCAAACCCGTTGTTGCGTAGGATACAAGTGTAGCCATTTTAAAATTTCCTTATGGAATATTGAGAGGGATAAAAACTAGGCGTCACTGCCAGTTAGACATAATCACATCTGCAATGTTGTCGAGGTCATTAGCATTAGCCCTAAGCTGGTCCACCTTACGCTGCTGATTCTGTTTCTTGAGTTCAGTATTATTTGGGGGTGCTTTTTTAGACCTAAGAATCTTCTTCGCCGCCTTCGCTTTTTTCACAGTGGCTACCTTCTTGGTCTGGTCGAACATGCGGGCCTTGTTAAGTAACTTAATAACATTGGGGTCTGCATATTGATTAACCTGGTCTTCTGGTAATCCCTGGGAAATAGCGTAACTACGAATATCGTTATAAAGGTCGTTGTTCCAGTCAGGAACATCCTGCTGTAAAACCTTTATGCATTCCGTCGCTTGCTGCTTTAGAGAATCGCCCTGCTGCTGCTTAACGTATCCATAGAAATTGTCAGCTTCTTCAGAAAGAAACTTTAGGTCTTCTTCTGCCTGTCGAGCTTCGGCACGTAAAGCTGTAAAATCATCGGCTGTCATTTGCTTACTAGCAACTAACATGTCAACTTCTGAATACGGCTTATATCGTTCCTGGGCACGGCTAAGCATGGCTTGCAATGATGCATCGGCTTTTTGCATCTGGTCATCTGCCAACTTACGCTGGGATGCCATTTCTTGAGACTTTCGGGTGAGAGATGCTTCCTGCCCATAGAGTCGCTTAAGGTCTTTGACGGATGCCTGTTTAGTTTCACCGTCGATAACTATTTCTACCAGGCTTTCTTCATCGATGACTTGGACTTCTTCGGAGTCGTCTTCGTCTTCTTCGCTGGCTTCTTCGTCATCTTCTTCGGTGTCTTCATCATCAGGGTCCTCATCGTCCTCATCGGATTCTAGGTCTTCTTCATTCTCGTCTTCTTCAGTATCCGCTGCTTCAGTCTCGTCGGCAGCTTCTACCTCAGCCTCTTGGTTTTCTTCGGATAGCTCTTCAGCGTCCTCCCACATTCCAAGAATTGCTTCCGCAGCGTCATCAATAGTTTCGGCTGCACCAGTGTTGGAACTTTCATTGACGTTATCTAATGACATAGTCTATTCCTCTTCTGCTTTGTTACGTTGATTAATTTCATCGCGTACAGACACATTTTGTTTCAAAGTGTCGACGACCTCACGAAGAGCCCTGTACTGGTAATACGCGACTGTTCTTTTTTCATTTTCACCTGGGTCACTGTTAACGAATGCACTGAATGTACTTTCGATTAAATCGTTAACCACAGTATTGAAGGCATCACCTTTGAGGGTTTCCTCAGAGGCATTGCCCAGGTACAACATACTTTCTTGTTCGTTCATAACTGTCTCTCCTTAAAAGACAAATTTAACCATTCGGTGAAGCAATGGCGGTAATCTCATCTGCCTGCTGTGCAAGCACAAGTTCGGCATGGTCGATAAGTTTCTTGTGACGTAACTGCTCCTCTTTAAGGTCGATGTTGTCACTCTGAATAGCGTGTTGATTTTCGACCTTGGATTTCTCAAGCTCAATCTTCATTTGGCTAATCTTCATGTCCATCTCGGCCTTCATTTCTGCGAGGGCTGTCTGTCGTTCCTGAAGCTCGAGTTGTTTCTGAGCCATTTGCATTTGCATTTCTGCATTCTTATCAGGCTGTGGTGGCTCGATGTTCTCAGGATTTGTTAGGTACGCGCTGACTTCCTTGACCCCAGATAGCTCCATGATTTTCTTAGCCAGCTCATATTGATTTGGCTGTTGATACATCACGGATAAATTAGGGTCATTGGTCAACATGGTGTGGACGTTAAGATACTTAGTAGCTTCTTTTTCCTGCTCGCCGTAGCCCAGGTGTAACTCAATGGAAACGTCACGCTTTTCTTTCCATTTGCGTGGGTCGCACTCCACGTAACTACCGCTTAGCTCAACCATCCTCTCTTGTGTTTCTTCTTCGCACACCAGGTCATAAACCATGTGGAATAGAGGCTTCATAAACTGGGCTGCAAAGTTCCTGGCGATAATCTTCTGACGCTGCTGTGACATGGTCGCCAGCTGCTCGACCATAGCCGCAGAGTTCTGCTTGCTTATTGCGTCCTTGTTAAGGCCTTGTGACATCTTAGAAACACCAGTGGTGTCTTCCATATCCTCTTCAAGCAGCTTAATAGTCTGGAAAATAAATGGATTCAACGGCGCCTGGAGCATTGGTGCAATTGCATCTGGACGTGTTGTGTTTACTATCCCTCCTAGACGATTGTCGATAAGTTCGCGGGGGTTGCTGAGTGAGCCTTTGACCACTGTGTACCGTGGGTTATTAGTAATCATCGCGTGGTCCAGGATTGACCTGGTTAACACAGTACGCGCATTCTGGGTTGCGACCACTTTGTCTGCGAAGTTATTACCATAGAAAGAGTGTGGCGTAGGCAGTGGGACAAAAGTCACAAAAGGCTTACGGCTCACCTTCTCTTTTTCAAGCAATACATTACCTGCTTTGATGACTTTGTGAAGCTCAGCAATACCTGTGCCTTCAACGTCTAAGAGTATGTAGGCCTCATACACCATGACCGAACGTACCTGGTCCTGATGGTCGCTGCTGCCATTCCTAAAGTTACCTATGTTATCGAAACGTGCCAGGACCTCTGGGTCAGTCTCAAAGTCAACATCGGTGTGGTCACCAATCTTATCGATTAGTTTCTCTGAGTATCCTTCCAGGCGTAACTCGGACAATGTCTTCTTTGTGCGGTGGGCACAGAAAGTAACCGTCTCTAGGCTTTTGGCCTGACTCTCAATTAAGAACTCTTCGGGCGCCACATTCTCGATAATAACTTGAGAGGTGTCGCGCTCGATGCCAATCGTTCCTGAGGTAAGCCCAATATCATCGACTTCACTGTCGACAAGCTCGACGTTGTCCTGGGCCAGAAGCATGTCAAGCTCAGACTCAGTGATGTCTTCAAATTCTTCATAATCAGTCTCTGAGCTAGTCTCCCAAAACACTTTAACCACACCAGCTCGGGCTATCAAAGAATCATGGATACAAGTGCTCATGACACTGAACATATCATTTTGGCGGTGTACCACATAATCTGTGTACTCTGTACACATCTTTGCCAGCTCAACATCGTCTTCGTTTTGCGGGGCGAACTTAACAGTGCGTGAGCCGCTGGAAAAAGTTTCAAGTAGAGCTGCTTTAAGGCTCTCGACTGCATCGTAAACATCAAGAGATACATACTTAGAGTTGCCATCGTGAGCAGGCTTTGGAAGTACGCCGTTGTAATAGTCAATAATCTTAGCGCGTTCTGTGCTTAGCTCTGAATCTGCATATCCAATTGAGCTGCCAACTTGCTGGTCAACTAGCGTGACGATATTGTTGTCACTTAGTTTTTTATATTCCTTTTTTGCCATGTCATAACATCTCTATGTAATAGTCATCGGAGCTTTCAATTGGTTCCCAAGCCGCTTCGTGAACATAATTCGCCAAAGCTAGGGACATTACGCAGTCGTCAAAACAGCCTGACTCTGCTTGCATTGCTCCGGATTCTGTGACGATATAAGTCATCATTTCTCGGATAGTCACTTTGTCGTTAAGCTCTATTTCGGTTTCACGCATCGCCGCTCGAAGCTGGTCAATAATTAAAGGCTTTGTCTTTGAAGTTGTGGAGAATCCAAGCTTGACAGTTTCTCGGTCAGTGACCTTGTCATGCTGTACCTCGGTGTAGAAGTTTGGATATGCCATGTCCTTACCCAGGCGAGTACATGTCAAAATGCCATGAGAGTTGTTTTCAACACAGATAAATGCGTCGTTGTAATAAGTACCTAGTGCATAAAGCACCTGGGCAAAGTAATCTGGATGGGCATGGCCTCTCCAGGTTGCCACTTGCCGCTTCTTACCATCGAGTACCTGGGCAACACTGTAGTCACCACCACGAACACCCATAGCAACATCGGCCCCGATAACATACTGTTCACCAGGCACATGAGGTCGCCAAGTAAACAATTCGCCACGAGCATTATTTGTAAACTCCTCGCCTTCGAGTGCCAGGCGGCTTTCGAGGTCCCGAGTGATTTTCAAGGTGTCTGATAGTTGCTCGGGGTTGAAGACTGGGCGACCTGTTGTCAGGAAGGCTTCGTCGGGCTCACTTGGGTATTCCTGGCGAAATAGGTCAAGACCATTCTGGGCAATCTTCTTACGACGGAACATAAGTTGTTCATCGTCAAGTTCATATTTCTCTGCCAGGTCCTCTTCGTCTGGTGTTCTTTCAAAAGACTCTGGAACAGCTTCACGGTACTCAACACCAGTAAACCAAGGAATAAATACAGGAACGTAGCCATTAGTACCATTGACAGCACCGCGCCACAGGTCATAGAAAATACCATTGACACCGTTCGCCGTACTTTCGACAAAAATAGCCGTGCCTGGTGTATTTGGGACTGCCTGGGTGAGACCATTCCAGTTATCCAGGGCTGTAGACTTCTGCCAGAAGGCCAGCTCGGAGGCATGTACGTGGGTAAGTGTTTCACCCCGTCCGATACTTTCTCCACCAGCCGTGGCAACCACAAAGGAACTGTCCAAAACATCAAATGATATCTCCCGTCTTGAGCTATACTTTGTATGCGGCTTCAGGATGTCAGGGCAATGCTCGTGGAATCTCTTCGTCATATCGAAGAGCGCCCTGGTCGAGTCAGCATGGTGTGTAATCACCATAGCCTTACAGGCTGGGCGCTGGCTCACTGAGAAATAAAGATAGCCACCAGTGTAAGTGCTTAGACCCTGCTGACGCGCTTTCAAGATAATCACACGTACTTTCCCTTCAGTGGCCATCTGATTATTGACGGCCTCGTCGAGAATTTGCTGTGCAGAATTTAGTACCAGGGAATTAATTTTGCCCTCTTTGGTTCTTATTTTGAGGGCCGATTTGGAGTAGAAGTTGTAGCTGTTAAGTAGTTTCTTCCGGACCTGCTTCAGCTGTTTGTTCATCGACGCTCTCTCCTTCGTCTGTTAGCAGGGAGGCCAGGAAATCTTCAGCGTGGCTAATAGACACATCTGATTTTGACGCTGGCTTACTTTTGGTAAAGTCCAGTACCAGTCTGGCAGCGGCAAGTCTCTCTCGAGTT